CACGCCCGCGGGTGACACGATCACCAACGCTGTCGCGACCGTTGGGGCAGCGGGTCTGGATAGTTATTCGGCGAAGTTAATGTTTGGCGACTGGCTATGGTGGTCCGACCAGGCTAATTTGGTTGTCAGGCTCGTATCTCCTCAGGGCTTTACAGCAGGGCGCTTGGCAAACCTGTCTCCCGAGCAGTCAAGCCTGAACAAGCAGATCTACGGCGTCATTGGCAGCCAACAAACCGGGACACCCGGTTCCGGGCAGAATTCAGCGTATTCTTCGGCCGATCTGAGCGCGCTGCTTGCGGCTGGCATTGACATCATCAGCAATCCCCAACCGGGTGGATCTTACTGGGGAGTTCGCGGCGGTTTCAATACGTCATCCAATCCAGCGACCGATGGCGATAATTATACACGACTGACGAATTATATTGCCGAGACGTTGTCGGCTGGGATGGGTCTTTACGTCGGACGAGTCGTCAACTCCAACCTTTTCATGCAGATTAGGTCGACTCAACTATCGTTCTTGAACAACATGCTTTCGCAGGGAATGCTTGGCAGCACCGACGGTTCGGTTCCATTTAGCGTAATTTGTGATTTCTCCAATAATCCCTCCGCCCGCACGAGTCTTGGATACGTTCAGTCCGATGCTCAGATCCAGTATCAGGCAATCAATGAACGCTTCATCGTCAACGTCGAGGGGGGCCAGACTGTCCAGGTGACACGTCAGACCTTGCCCACAGGTCAGGTTAGCTAGGAGGTTTATACAGTGGGTCTGACAACTTTTTCGATCGGCCGCGATACGCAAGTCGTCATCATGGGACCAAGCGGGCGGATCGATATCAGTCACGTAACAGGTTTTGAGAGCCGGCAACTTACCGCGCCTGTACGTGTGAGCCGCCTAGATGGTAGCCAATTAGGTGCTGAACTGCCGAAAGGCTGGGAGGGTAGTTTTGATGTGGAGAGAGGCACGTCAGCCCTTGACGACTTTATCTCCTCTATTGAGCAAGGCTTCTACAATGGAGCGGGTGCCCAATCCGGTACTGTTTACCAGTACGTTACTGAGACGGACGGCTCTGTCTCGACTTACCAGTTTGATGGCGTTGTATTCAAACTGGCAAGCGCTGGTGCCTGGAAAGGCGATGCCAGCGTGAAGCAGAAGCTCGAATTTTTCGCGACCCGGAAGAAACGTATCTGATGAGCCCTTCCGAAACCATTCAGCGGGACTCCCTGGGGAGCTTCGCGGCCGTGGACAAGAAGGGCCGCAGGCTCCTGGTAAGACGACTGACAGCCTTGGACACTCTCAAGCTCTTTAAGGCTGCTGGTCCGGTGCTTTCGCAGAACGGCTCCTGGTTGTCGATGGCAAGCCTAGCGTTTGCTGTGCTGGAGATTGACGGCGTACCGATACCTGCGCCAACAACCGAGCCCCAGATCGAGAGCTTAGTCGATAAGCTAGGCGACGACGGGCTGCTGGCAATCGCAGAAGTCCTAAATGATGACCCTTCCGAGGCTGAGGGAAAGGCCCAGGTGGGAAACTTGCCCGGCACCCAGTCTTGATCGACTGCCTTTACCTCGTTCGAAACGGGGTGCCGTTTGACGTTGCTTTCTCCCTTTCGGCTATTGATCGCACCTCCTACGTAATTGCATTAGGTGGTCTTGAGGGGCACACTTTCGACTGGGTGGCATATAGCTGGACTGTCGAGGATTAGATTGCCAGGCAATATTCATGTCTTTAATCGAAAGTCTTCAGGCTGAACGAGTTAAGCATCACCACTTGCCGGTAAATACCGCTGAGCGAATCACCTGGTTCTTAGCTTTACAAGATATCCAGGGAGTCCAGAGGTTTCCGATGGCGCCGCGTTTGTTACGCTTTCTACCAAGAAAGTCCTTGGCAACCGACAATGAAACTCTATCGGAAGTTACTGGTTCGGGCTCTCACAAGTTGCTCAACCCCCGGAGTCTTCTGCGCATACCGCAACACCTTCAGTTTGAAAGTATTGCGAAGCCTGCAAGCATTTCGATCGATAGCGGCGCGAAAGTCGCTCGTCGCGGACTTATGTCGCTGTTACCACAGCGCATGAACTGCGCCGTATCGCGGCAGCCGGCGGCCTCTGTCCAGAGAACCAGCAGCGCTACTGGTCTGTCGTTGCCCGCATTCGCGCAGCGTTTGAGCCGACACGTTATAAGCAGCGGCAGCTTGGCAGGGGTTCGAAGTCGTTGGACTAATCCTGTCTATCCAAGCGTGTCAGCTACGGTTGTTCCCGGTCTGGATCGTCAGGTCTGGCGGTCTGGCGAAAATATCCTTAACTCCGAACCCTGGCGGCCTAATCCAGCACCCGTCGGAAAAGATGGGCCATGGCCGCGCGGGACGCTGACCAGCCGAGACGGTCCCGCAGAAAATAGGAATGAGGCTTTCTCCGACAACTACACTCGGCCGCCGAACGGGGATAAGCTTGGGTTGGAAAGTCAAAGCAGCTCTCGGCCTGGATCTGGTTCCACTTTACATCTTGACGGAGCTGCCTTGGGTAGATGGACGATCGATCATCTCGGGCACGTCCTGGGAAAACCTTCGACCGGTATGACCGGAGTCGACCCTCGGGCTTCGATCCCAAGGAGCAGGATTTCGCCTTTCTAGCTAGAATTCGTGACGTTATTTTTGCCGTATTGACAATATTTGAAAGCAACTGAAACGTGCAGGGCGCTCCGATCCAGATTGGTGGAATTGATCTCCAGGATTTCGAGGTACCGCAGTCCGTCCGGTTTGGTGGCCACTATAGACTTACAGTCCACAGACTATCTGGCGGCATCCGGGTGTTGGAGCCGCTCGGCCCCGACGACAGCGAAATTCAGTTTAGCGGGACGTTTTCGGGTCCGGAAGCCGAAGCCAGAGTGCGAGCGCTTAATGATTTGCGGCTCTCAGGCCAAGTCGTTTGGCTGACCTGGGAGTCATTCAGATATCAAGTAGTTGTCAAGACATTCCTGGCAGACTACCATAGTCCTTGGTGGATTTCTTATCGAATTAGCTGCATTGTTGCTTACCAACCCGGCGCTACAATCTCGCTGAGTTCAGCCCTCGAGGCTTTGGTAACGGCTGACCTAGGAAATGCTTTGGCAGCCGTTGGTGGTACATCGATCCAATTAGCGCCACTTTCCGCCGCCTTATCGATGACCAACTCGCTGATCGCGGGAACATCAGATCAATCTCAGGCAGCCAATATGGTGGCATCGTCGCTGGGTGTAATCAATCAAGAGATTGCGGTGCAATCTGCAGCCCTGGTTACACCGTTCGGAACGACCGATACGGCTTCCGATTACGGGATGGCGTTGCAAAACACGGTAGCTTCCGCAGGAGTCTTGGCCGCAGCGATTAATGCCGGTTCCTATATAGGCCGTATAGGTGCAAACCTGAATTCTCTTGGAGGCTAAAGTGCAGACAATCACCACTGTGGGTGGAAACCTTTTCGAGATTGCCGCGACGCAGCTCGGCAGCGCATTACAATGGATCAACATCGCCAGGACAAACGGCCTGAAAGATCCAATGCTTTCAGGTCAGGTGCAGATCATTATTCCTGCCTTTTCGGCGGTCTTTTCAGATGGGATCGGTCCTCAGTAATTGGGGCGCGTCGCGATGGGCCGAGTTAACATTCTTGTTGAGATAAATGGCAGAGAAACATCGGGCTTGTTACAAGCCGCAATCACATCGACGAACCGGTTTGCCGCCGATGCTTATTCACTGACCTTCGCGCTTGGTAGTCCGCCGCTGTCTGACCTTTCGTTCTGGTCGAGCCTATCAAGTGGCAGCGTCGAAATATTGGCCGGCTGTTCGCCTGCGGGAGCAACCACAGGCCTTATCACAGGCATGATTGACTCGTTGCAGATCGATGCAGTACGGGGCACTGCCGCTATCGAGGGTCGCGATCTTTCGTCGTCCTTGGTTGACACCTACCGACAGGGGGACTTCGTAAATCAGACTGCTTCTGAGATCGTAGCCGCGATAGCAAACCGTCACGGCCTTAGCGCCACCGTAAGCCCGACATCAGGATTGATAGGTCGATACTATGGCGATGGCTATACGCGGTTGTCGACTGGCCAGTTTTCAAAGTTGAGGTCTGACTGGGATTTGGTCGTCCAGCTCGCGCGGGAGAACGGGTTTGATGCTTTTGTTCAAGGCAACGGTCTGTTCTTTCAGCCCTCTTCGACCACACCGGCGACGATAATACCGCTCACGCCAGGGCTCGTGCAGACCCTGCGATTTGAACGAACGTTATCAATCACGGAGGACGCTACTGCCAGAGTCCAGACATGGAACTCTCAAAACATGGCTTCTTACGACAGTGGCGCCAACCAGTCTAGCGGCAGCGCAAATTCCTCGACCGTCTCGTCGAACCAGCCTTACTTGTTCTCTACCTCCAACTTCACGTCGGCACAAGTAACACAAGCAGCCGCCAGATATTCGGCTGAGGTGAGCCGGTTACAGACGACCCTGTTGGCTGAGATGCCTTGGGATCTACGTATGACACCAAGAACAGGCCTCATGATTACCGGAACTATGTCGTCATTTGACGGGCCATATCTTATCGACAGCGTCGATCGGCACCACAGTTCCACCTCTGGCTCGAAGCAGACTATACGAGCGATATCTGTTGTCGGCTCAAACTAAAAAACGGAAACCTTATGGGCGACTACTTCATAAATGCGTTAAAGGCTCACGCTTCGAGCCTCGATAACACCGCAGGCCAGGTAAAGTTTGGCACGATAAGCTCGGTCAATTACCAGAACGGTACTGCCCGGGTCAGTATCCAACCCGACGGCGTTTTGTCTGGTTGGCTCCCGGTGTTGTCGCATTGGGTCGGCAGCGGCTGGGGAATGGTCTGTCCACCTAGCCCTGGAGATCAGGTAGTTCTGATACCCCAGCAGGGAGAAATTGAACAAGGAATCATCATCGGAAGCGCTTATTCGAGCAGCCAGATGCCGCCCCAGGCACCCGGTGGCGAGTTTTGGCTGGTGCATAAGACAGGTAGCTTCTTGAAGTTATGCAATGATGGGACGGTTCGTATCAATGGTGACCTCCACGTCCAGGGCGAAGTATACGATCATCAGGGAACACTGTCTGCACTGCGAACAGCCTACGATGCCCATACCCACTCCGTGCTGTCCAACGCAACGACATCGACACCATCCGACCAGGTTTGAATAATATGAAAGATATCTTCCTGGATTGGGCGGGCGATCTCGCCGTAGGAACTTCTGGCGACATTGCGCTGGTAACTGCTTCGGCCATGACTAACCAACGCGTGTGCAGGCGTCTTCTGACCAACTCTGGCGATTACCTTTGGCAACTTGATTACGGAGGTGGCCTGTCACAGTTTGTGGGAACGCCAGCCGATCCCGCGGATATAGAAGCGGTCGTTCGGATTCAATTGGCCTTGGAACCAGATGTTTCGTCTTTTCCCGCGCCGCAGGTAAGCGCCAGTGTGGTGGACGCGGCCAACGGCTATGTAGTTGCGACAATCACCTATGCCGATGCGTCGTCCGGCACTTCGGTCCAGCTTAACGTTTCTGGTTGATTTGATATGAACTTGTCGCTGAAGTCGTTTAGCCAACTCGTCGAGGACATGGGCGCTGCCCTCCAAAGTTCCGCAACAGCCCTGGTAGACGTGTCGGTCGGCTCTGTGGCGCGTGCTATTTTCGAGGCAAATGCCTCTGTGGTCTTATGGCTACAGTGGCTAGTTCTCCAAGTGCTGCAAACTACTCGAGCTGCCACGTCTACCGGGACCGACCTCGACTCGTGGATGACGGACTTTGGACTAACGCGATTGGCGGCATCGCCTTCGTCAGGTATGGTCACGTTCTCCCGATACTCCAGCAATTTGGCTGCGCTAATACCAGTTGGAGCGATTGTCAAGAGTTCTGATGGAGCCCTCAGCTTTGCTGTGACGCAAGACCCCACTCTGTCGATTTGGCAACCAAGTCAGACCGGGTACGTCATACCCGCCGGCGTTAGTGCTGCCAACCTGCCTGTATCCTGCACGTCGGGCGGTACCCCCGGAAACGTTCTGGCGGGCGTCATAACTATTATTGCTGCCTCTTTGCCAGGGGTGGATTTGGTGACAAACGTAGGCCCGTTTACTAACGGCATCGACGCGGAGAGCGATCAGTTATTCCGGAGGAGGTTCCAAAGCTATATGGCAAGCCTTTCGCGAGCCACCTTGGTGGCGGTGCGAAATGCGATCGGGAATGTGCAACAAGGCTTACATGTCCTGATCGAGGAGAACGTCTCCGCTGACGGAACATCAGGAATAGGATCCTTCCTGGTAACCATTGATGATGGATCAGGCTATCCATCATCAGCGCTCCTGTCAGCCGTTGCGAGTGCAGTTGATATGGTTCGACCAGTGGGGACGACTTTCGCGGTAGTGGCTCCTCAGGTGTTGACGGTCAACGTATCGCTGACAATCTTTTTGAGGCGCACCGCCGTATCGTCCCAATACGTGGGGAATATTCAGATACAAATAGCAGATTACTTAAACGGGTTGGCTATCGGCCGCTTGGCGTCAGTCACCCGTGTCGCGCAATGCGCGTATCTGGCCGGACAGGGCGTCGAGAATGTCACTGGGATCCTCTTGAACGAAGATGCCACGGATGTGCTGCCGCCATCGCGGACGGTCATCAAGGCTGGCACGATTGTGGTGACGATCAATGACGGGTGACCTTTCCGATTTTGTCTCCCGGCTACAGTCAGTGCTTCCAAAGCGCTGGTTCGCTGATGTTACGCCGAATTTAAATGCAATAATAACTAGTATAGCCACACCTTGGGTTTGGTTATACGGCCTTATAACGTACCTGATATCGCAAACGCGGGTCGCTACAGCCACCGACAATTGGCTCGATCTCATCTCGCTTGATTTTTTTGGGTTCAGCCTGGTCCGCAACACTAGCGAGAGCGACTTATCCTTCCGGGCGCGGATTCAAGCAGCGCTTCTTCGTAGCGCGGCCACACGCGCTGCGATCACCGCGTGCATGAAAACCCTCACTGGGTCGGCACCAATCATCTTTGAACCCGCCAGATGCGGTGACACCGGCTCCTATGCTACTCTGGCGAACGGTCCGGCCGCTTGCAACTCGGGTCTGGCTTACGGCGCCTTGGGCGGCTGGGGCAGTCTTGACCTAC